CCCTTCCGGCATAAGATTTTCTTTTATCCACTCCCCGATAACCACCGGCTTTGCGCTGATTACGGCGGCAGGCCTTTTTGCCGAGCTGTCGGTAACGCGCGTAATAAATACCTCTTCGTTATGCAGCACCTCAGCATGGTCGTGGTCGGGAACCGACTCTACCAACATAAATCCGTTAAAGCCATCGCCGCAGAAACCCTGCATTACAACACCAACATTCTCTATCAGGTCGAGGTGTTCTAACGCCTGTTCCTGATACTTCGACCCGTCTTCGGGCGTTGCCAACGTATCGGTAACTATATGCAACCTTATGCGCACATCCGCGCTTCTAACCCCCTGCTGCAACTGCCCCCATCGAATAGGCTCAAACTGAATAAACACGGCGGGCAGCTTAAAAGCCCGTTCTTTTTCCAAAAAGGCTACGTTATTATTCCAAAGGCTGATGCGTTCAATGCCTATGTTTGCCCCTTTCAGCCGCTCGATGATGGCAAGGTAAATTTTCTTTCTCATTCAATTCTTGAATTAGTTGTTTATCGCGACTCGGCATAATCAAAGTAAACTTTGCTTCTGCTCTCGCTGCTCAAAACATTCTCATATTATATTTATTAGATTATCGCTATCCCCACGGGCGCGATGAATGTTATTTGCCGCTGTATCGCCTTACGGCTCCTCGCAATGACGGCGCGGTTATTTGCGTATTTTTTTAGCCAAGTCAGTAAAATATCGGGTTGCGTTTTTGGCAATTACATCCCCTATAATGTGCCGCACCTCCGGACTTTCACCGATAAACCGGCGGCGTGGCATAATTACGGTGCGGTTAAATGATTTTACACGGTAGCTTTTGCCTGTCTTCTTGTTTCGGCGAGTGTGTTCCCGTACCTTTTCGTGGTAGGTACCGCCCTCATTATGCTTTGCAGCATACGGCACATCGCTCGAAAACTCTACACCGTTGCCTAATACTCGCGACTTTATACCGCCGCGCAGCACCCCCGTGACGGTCATCAACGAGCCCAGTGCTTTGGTGTTCTTTCTATCCGGCCATTTTTTAGTAAAAAACCCTTTGCGGCTAAAGTTTTTATGAAACTCGCTCGCAAGTTTCACGTTCATATCCGAAAGGATATTGTGCATTAATTTATCAGGCGTTGGCATTTTTCTTGTTTATTTATTCAGAATCAATTACTTTTGTACTAAACAACTGTTTTAATGAAGAAAAACGACATCAATTTTCGTGAATCGACATTTCTTGATTTTAATCCGCCCGACAGCATAGTAGAGCAAATCATCGGCTCGTCTGACGAAGCAATTAAAAATCTCTTTCGTACAAGCGTTACATCAGATGGACGCGCTTTTACCTTTATTCATTATGCCAAAATTATTGACGATAAAAAATTACTTGATATTGTCAATAAAGAGTTTGAAAAAGACATTGTTAATTTCTTTAATGAATAATACTCTTAATATATTCAGCCAACTCTTCCGGCTTTTGTAAACTGCATAGTTTCACCATCAAAGACACCTCTCGCAGAGTAAAAGCTTTATTGCCTTTCGCTTTCACATTCAGGTTTCTAAAAACAGCGTCAGTCAATCCAAATTCCTGAGAATTATAACCGGCTGTAAATAGATGTTCTCGTACATCATTCAGCACCTTTTCTCGGTCGCATTTTGTTATTTCAATCAACGCTTGATAACAGCAAACCGTATTGTTATATCCTGAGCTTTCGCGCGATTCCATCAACTTTTTATGTTGAATATTACGCCCAAACGCGGCATAAAACTCAGGAAGGGTTTTACGTGCTACAAACTCGTTGGCAAGTTCTGAATATATTGTCTCCTCAAACGACAGCCCCATAGGCACCACTTTGCTCCGGTTGTGGGTAATTTCATGCCAAAGAGTAGCGATAGCATCAGCTTCCTTTAGTGCCAACTTTTTTCCGGCTCTCAGTTTCTCTACTCCATTAGCGCACAACGTAGCTCGCTCGGTCGTTAATGTAATTATTCCGTTCATATCCGTTTGGCCATTTAATCCCTCTTGGCTAAGATCGACCGATTTTATCTGCTTAAATCCTCTTTCAAACCACCCCGTATTCTTCGCTATCGCCTTAATCTCTGCCTCAAGCATTTTTATTTTGGCCTCATCTTCTACCAATTTTACGATTATCCTTTTAGCCTCTTCATCCGAGACCTTATAATACGGATGCTTATCGGGGTACAGCTTTAGCTTTTTGCCCGGGTTAAAGCGAAATATCTGCTCTTTCTTTTCAGCCGTGGCCTCTTCGCCTCTTTTTAGAGCCTCCTCGCTGTTGGTGGTTTCATAATCATCTTTCAGCACTTGCACTACATCACACCTACAATTCCAACCATTCGGCACGTAATATTCATTCCAAAACGGATCGCTTGCCGGTAGGGTTATGCCGTCCATTGCCTGATGGTCGGCGCGCACCCTCTCATCGCCTGTTGTCCGGTATTGCAGATTATACCGGTCGCCATCTTCGGCGTATCTATCCCACTTAGCGGCCGTTTGTGCAGCTCGCACCGCGTGCCTGTATTCTGCCTCCAGCCAATTGTGATTGTACTTGTTATTAATCTTGCCTATGTCTTCGCAGAAAGTGTTAAACGGCTTTATTTCGCCCTTTCCGGTTGTCAGCGACAGCCCCACCTCGTTAAGCGAGTGATAGGCTTTGAAGCCGGAAAAGATAAAGGCATTGTTTTGCAACGCGTAGGTCAGCTGCTCCGGCACTTTGTGCGATATGGACGATTCTATCGCCGTATTCAGGATACGGTACGTTTCGTCAATCACATCGCGCGCGAGCTGCTCGCCGAGCATATCCGGCGTAAACGCACCCTTTTTGTGTATCCACTCGGCGGCACGTTCAAATACTTTGTCGTTGTACTTAAATTTAGCCTTTCCCTTGCCCGTTGCAAGCGTTAGCAGCGTTTCGCTATACAGTTGCGCCAACGCATTATCAAAGGCGGCATAATAGCCCGACAGGGGCAGGTATGGGGGGCTGTCGTTTTTGCCTTGGTTACCAGCAGCCCCTATTGAAAAAAATTGAGAGTGTCCGTCTCCCGTACTCCGGTAATGGGAATTTTATATTTGTCGATAAAATATTGTGGATCCACTTCGTACCGTGCCATTACCAGCCTTTCGGCTTCGCGCTGTTCGGCAGGCGTATAGTTTACAGCCTCGTCCCAGTCAAACGTTGCGCCCTGCACCGGAAAACCATGTTTCAACATCAAAGGTATCAGCTTTCCGTTTATCAGGTACTTTGTTACCGTGGCATCGGCGCGGCATACATTCTCAAATACCTCTAAGTGTGTTTCGCTTTGCGACAGCGAACTGCCGCTGTCGATGGTCATGGTTTGGTTCAGTATGCCTTTCGATATTTCAGAGTTGCAGCGGTCTACCCTTTTGTCGTACACATTAAAGGCATCGCCGCGCGTAGTCTCTTTTATTTCAATCTCGGTACCTTCCGGAAACAGCCCCCACGAAGCTGCGCCCATTTCGGCCAGCATTGACTCGATACGGGTAATATCTTTTGCATCCTGCGACAGCGTTTTGCCGATGCGTATAGGCATCCCGAATATTTCGCCGAAGGTATCCCAATAGGCAAGCATATTTTTTTTGCTCAACGATTGCGGTGCGCACTTGAGCAACAGGCCGAGGTCGCGCGCTTTTCCGGTTTCGATGCACCAGTCGGCAATCTTGCCCTCGCGGTACGAAATGCCCCTTCGCCAATCATCGCCCGGCTCCTTTGTTATTACCCCATACTCCGGCACCACGTGCGCACGCGGCACCAGCTCCACGTTGCTAAAGCTCATTACCCCGTCAATATTTATCACATCGCCGAACTGTATCAACGAGTGTCCGTAAAAAGGACGGTCGAGCGCAATATCAATAAAGTCGGCAAACCACTCCTGTTCAAATACTGCCCGCGCTTTATCGTTTTCTTTTCCGTTTTTGTCGATCAGGATAAAGGCCTTTTGTTGCGTTTTTCCTTTCCGTTGTGAGATAGCACCGGTAAGATGTAAATCTATCACCGCATCGTTGTACACACTCAGTAGCGGCACACGGTTTGGCTGTTCGTAGTTGAGTGCCATCTGCCACGCCTGCCGCCATGTAGCGATGTCTTTTTTTGTCAGCCTCTCGGCCTGCTGATTCAGTTCGACCAACATACTGCGCTTTTGCGCGAACTTCGCGGCCAACTCTAACCGCGACCTATCCTGTGGCGTACCGAGAGGGTTGCCGTATTTGTCTAAAAGACTCATTTAACTGCTTTTTAAATGTCGTTTAATAATCGTTTTTGTTGCGCGGCATCGTTCCATACCGTATGGGGTTACTGGCATTGGTTTCGTTGCCCTCTTCGTCCGTGTAGATTGGCAGGTTAGGCATCGCCTTACCGGCTTGCACCGATTTAAGCCAGCTAACAGCCGACTCGTACAGCTCGTGCCGCGCCTCCGAAGCCATGCGGTGGGGCAGCGAGTGTACCATGTAGTAGAGGGTTATATTTACGGCAATCGTTACCAAATAGGCGTTGCGCTCGTTGCCTTTTCGGCTAAACTCTTTATCTATATCGTACCGGGCGCGGAGGTAGCTTGCAATCTCCTCTTGTGCCGTCCGTTCGGCCTTTTCGCGGTTTTCGTTGTCGCTTTGGGTAATTACGTCTAACTCGCGCTCGTCACTTACTATTTTATAGTCATCGTCTGCTAAATACATTATTCGCCCGTCTTATAAATTGCTAACTCCAACGCCTTTGCATAGGTAAAGTCGGAACGGAACAAACCCCGTTTAACCAGTTTCCGGAATCGCACCCGGTTGGTGGCCATCGGCCTGCCCGCTACCATCAGCACAATTTGTTTTTTACCTGTTTTTGCCGCCTCTTTGCCGGCTTTTTTCACTTCGAGGCTGTATCGCCACGGGAACAACAGTTTGTTGATTAGTCTTTTTACCATATATTTTTTGATGTTTGCCGCCTCCCTATTTTGGGGGCGAAAGTTTGTATCCGGTTATGTTGTTGCAGTATGTAAATTGCCCCCTCGTCGGCATCGGGCGCGTCATCGTGCGGCCGCGCACCTTTTTCAAAGGCGAGGGTTTGGTCAAGCCCTGCCAACGTGTCGGGGTCGCTCTGCTTGTCGATATTATAGAAGACAAAGCCCCGTTCCCATAGCGGCGAGATGCCCTCAATACGTTGGTACTTATCCGGCTTTTTCCGCTTATCGGCCCGGATGGGTAACTGATAGCCCCGGTGCGAACCTTCGCGGGTAAACTCGTCAAGGATAATATCCTGTAAAAAGTTGGCTTCTATGTAGTAGTAGCACACCGCTCCGGCGGCATTTATCCGCTCGTGCAGGTCGTACCACCACCGCACCATTTCAGAGACGGAGCATTGCCGTACAAACGCCTCTATTTGGTGTAACTCTGTGCCCAGTTTGCCCCATAACTTTATAGCCTTGTAATCGTTCTTTGTAGTGCCTTTAAACGAGGGGTCGCAATAGGCAATTAAGAAGTCGTATTTGTTGAGCCTCGGCATCTTCTTCCATTGAATCCAGTCAGCCCTGAACACCGCCCCCTCGGTAATCGGGTTGTCCATCATCTCCTTTTGAAAACTCCGGTAGCCCATAAACCGCTCCATTTCGCGCAACTCTTCCAACGTCCATTTAGATGCCCACGACACCTGCCCGTTTTATCGTAT